CAACTAGAATAATATCAGCAGAATTAAAAGCGGCTGGATTAGAAGATTTGACAAATCCATTATTTGAAGCAATATCCAAAGGTTCTGCGGGTCTTTCCGCTGAAACAATGAATCTTATAACAGCATTCCCTGGTTTATATGAAAGCGTAGAACGATTGGCAAATGATTTTCAGACAACAGGTCAACTGCCAAAACGTGCAGGCAGAGAACTTGCACTACTACTCAGAAACCTATCCGCAGATGAACTTGCATATTCATCATCATTATTCACAGCCGGCGTAGATGGTGCGGCGGGTATACAAAACTTGGCCAAAAACATTGCAAAGTTAAGTGGCGAACAACTTGCAAAATTTGACGAAGCATTAGACACCTCAAGATTTAGTATGCTGAGTACATTTAATAAATTAGGATTTATTGTTAATCAGGGCACAGCAACCATAGGTGATTTTGGAAAAACTGTGTTAATGACAGCACTTGGTTTTGATAAAATGTCTGACAATACATATGACTTTAATGATAGTGTAGTATCATTATCTAACGGAATAACAGAATTGGTCGGCAATGTGTTTGGTAGAGAAACCGGGATATACAAGGCTTTTGAAAACTTCACAGAATACATGAATGTAATGTTTGGAGGTCAACAAGGCGATAGCAAAGAAGTATTTGAAAAAAAACTTGAAGAAGCCAGAACTGCATTTGTAGACAACATATCAGATTTTGCCATATCAATAGGCAATGACCTTAACAAAGAATTAGCAAATAACACATTGGCTAAAACTATAGGTAGATTTTTTGGCGATTTAATGGACGACATGGCAATTTCCATAAACAAGGCAACCAAGGGAATGCTTTTCAGTGACAAGGTTGGTGAAATTTATGCTCGCCAACTTATCAGTGGAAAAATAAGTGCTGGTCAGTACAATCAACAGGCAGGTCGTTATACCGAAGGCTTCTTCGGTAGTGAAGCAAATGTATTAACAAATCAAATGATCACAAGCAAAGTAAGAGGTGCTTACGAGACAACAGGAATTGGTCAAAACTTATCTAGAAGAGCCGGCAGAGATACATCGACGATGTTCAAGGACATTACCTCGGGTTCAGATGAAATATTAGCAACCTTTGGAAAAGACTACCCAGGTTTAATAGATGCTATTACCGGTTCTTTGTACGATATAGATACAGATTTTGAAGACGACCTCTTTAGATTGTTTGATTTCGATAATAAAAAAGGCAGAACAGTAATGAAAAGTGATTTATCTGAAAAAGATAAAGCAAGAGCAGAAAGAATGCAAGAAATGATGCAACAAAGATATGAACAGGCTGTATCTATAAACGAGCAAGCCTATAATAGTTATGCCGCATTTTTAGAAAACGCAGATGCTAACAACATTAAGATAAATGGTGCTAAATATCTTGAAAAACTTGGGAAAGGCCTCAGTCTGGACGTGATTATGGATGATATAGTTATCGATGGTGCGTCTATCGGTGAAAGAAGTAATAGTGCCGCAGACCGATATCGAATAGAGCAATTTGCAAGATCATCACAAAATATCAGTGCAATGCAAGGATTCAATCCTGGACAATTTATAATGGGAAATGAATTAAATGCATTAATTCAAGAAACAATTGGTAGTAGTCCATTATCCAAAGTTGTTGGAGGAGAAGACGGAATTGATGGTGCGTATGTTTTCAATAGTGTTGGTAAAAATAGATCTAAGTATTTTAGTAAAGACAGTAATGCACTTGCTGATATGGAAGTATTAAATAAAGCACTCGTTGATAAAATAGTCGATGGTCTAACACTGGGTGAAACAACTTCATTATCCACAATGCTGGAAACAATGGAAAGGAGATATCCAAATCTCAATGCGGCAGACAAAGAATACATCAATCAAACAAAAGAACTAGTAGAGAAAGTTAGTGATTTAACTAACGAACTTTCCAAGTATGTTAAACAAGACGGAGCAGACGCCTCTTCCGGCGGCTAACCTTCATATACCCCAGCCATAACAATTAACTCGATTGACATCAAGAGATAAATATAGTATTATAACACATTAGAGATATTATATGAGTTGGAAAAAATTTTTTAATCCGGTAGAAAACAGCGGTTTACCGTCAGGTGTTAGAGGAACTGACGGAAAGGCAGATATGTATGCCAGTAGATACAGCAGTTGGCTACCAGAAGTTTACAGCGGATCACCTGATAGGGTCATGCGATATTATCAGTATGATGCAATGGATAGAGATTTAGAAATCAACGCCGCATTAGATATTATAGCAGAATTTTGTACGCAAGAAGAAGATACAAAATTACCATTTAAAATTGAGTATAATGATACTCCAAGTAATCCAGAAATCAAAGTTATACAACAAGGATTACAAAAATGGTGCAAACTCAACGAACTGCCAAGACGTATTTTTAAAATATTCCGTAGCACACTTAAATACGGAGACCAACTTTTTATTAGAGATCCAGAAACTAAAAAATTATATTGGGTAGATCCTTATCAAGTTGAAAAAGTGCTAGTTAACGAAAGCAATGGTAAAAAGATTGAACAATACTTTATTAAAAATCTAGATCTACATTTAAAAGATTTAGCGGCAACCAGTGTGTCACCTAATCAGGATAGACCATATGGTTCAGGTGCAATCATGAGTGACTACACCAACCCACAATCAAGTGCAGGTTTCAAAAGCAGTAGTTCAGGTTATGGCCCGGATGCCAATAATGCTATGCCAGTTGATGCTCAGCATGTATTACACATCAGCATGAGCGAAGGCATGGAAACAACTTGGCCTTTTGGTAACAGCATACTAGATCCTATTTTCAAAGTTTACAAACAAAAAGAATTATTAGAAGATGCAATTATTATCTATCGTGTACACAGAGCACCTGAAAGACGTGTGTTCTTTATTGACGTGGGCAACATGCCTCCTCATAAAGCACAACAATACTTAGAACGTGTTAAGTATGAAGTACAACAAAAACGTATACCTAACAAGTCACAAAGTGGTCAAAATATAGCAGACAGCAGTTACAATCCAATGAGTATGTTAGAAGACTACTTCTTTGCACAAACGGCAGATGGTAGAGGCAGTAAAGTTGACACACTACCAGGTGGTAGTAACTTAGGAGAAATTGATGACCTCAAGTTTTTCAACAACAAACTGATTAGAGGTTTGCGTATACCTAGCAGTTACTTGCCAACAGGACCAGACGATGGGTCAGCACCTTACAATGATGGTAAGGTGGGTGTTGCATACATACAGGAATATAGATTTGCCAAATACTGTGAAAGACTGCAAAGACAGATAATCAAAAGTCTCAATGATGAATTCAAAATTTATTTAAAAGCAAGTGGTGTTGAAGTAGACAACAGTTTATTTGATATAACATTTGGCGAACCACAGAACTTCAGTTCTTATAGAGAACTAGAATTAGATCAAGCAAGAACACAACTGTTTGGTACACTAGAAGGCATACCTTACTTGTCTACACAGTTCAAACTTGCTAAGTACTTAGGATTAAGCGAAGACGAAATCAGAAGAAACGAATTACTGTGGGCAGAAGAAAACGCATTTGATGTTGATGCTGTAGATGATACAACATCAGCAGACTTACGTCAAGTAGGTGTAAGACCGCAATCAGGTAGTGATGTTACTACTGCACCAATAGACATGGGACCAGTTGATGCTGGCGATGGCACTAGTGGACTAGACACATTAGGAGAACTTGGAGACGAAAGCGGAAACCCAGGAATATAATATGAAACTAAACGAATTTTACGAACCAGCCAAAGACACTATTAATCAAAGGCATAAAACTGATACTAGAAAAAAGATGCTTAGTTTGGAAGAACTTGGCAAATTGAGAAAGATCAGAGAACTCAAAAAAGCAGAAGCAGAAAGTCATAAAAAACTTGCTTCAGTGATGTATGCCAAACCAGTTGATGGTGGCGGAGCAGGCGGCTTAATATAATTTAATGAAGACCCTTGTAGTTTGCGGTTGCAGTTGGAGTTGCCGCGATCCACTATATCCCAATTTTGAATACGGATACCTAGTAGCAAAACATCTAGGCTACAATTATATCAATTTAGCACGATGCGGTATGAGTAACTTTGGCATACGCACACAAATAGACTATGCACTAAAACACTTACAACCAGATTTAATGATCATTAATGCAACTGGTGTAAACAGATTTGAAATACTCAAAGAACTAGATAACACTTACGATCATAACAAAGCATATGATCAAATTTGCTTTGGCGAGTTTGACTGGGATCACTTTGATCACGAGCACCATATAAACTATGGCAAAACATATGATCCTCAAATTTGGTGCGACAGCATTTACACAGTTATAAGTCAAGAAGCAAGACGTTATCAAGACATTGATGAAGACAGAGTAAATGCACTAAAGGACTATGCATACTATGTGTTTGATGAAAACATAAAAGCACACAATGATTACTATGTGTTGCAAAGTGGTTTACTGAGTATATTAAATCATAATGTGCCGTTTTTATTCTCCCCAAATACCTTCGAATTTAGCGAATTTGATAAAACGGGTTTGATAGAAGACCATCACCAAATAGGCAGTTTTAATTGGGACTTCGTTCCTGATAAATACTTGTTACAAAATGGTGCTGGGTACTATGCTCAGTTTAATCCTAAACACTTAGACGAGCAAGGAAACGAAACTACACATTACCCAGTAAGCAATCATAACTCACCATACGCACATAGAAAGTATGCAGATCACATCATAGAGGTAGTAAATAACAGGTCTTTATAACTTGTTATAACTAAAATACCTCAAAAAAACACCGTTTTTTACATAAAACACTACATTACTATTAAATACAATTACGATATATCAGGTATAGCCTGAGTTTAAAGGAGAAATTACGATGTCAGATAATAAAAGTGTTTTAGAACAAGTACTGGAACATCTTTTAGCAGAGGACGATGCTCAGGCCAAAGACCTGTTACACAGTTTTATGGTAGAGAAGTCCAGAGAGATTTATGAAGATCTCTTAGATAAAGATGCTCTAGAAGAAGCAATCGACAACGAAGTTGTTGAAGAAGAATCTGAATCTGAAGACGAAGCAGTCGAAGAGGCTGAAGAGTCTGAAGAAGAGGCTGTTGAAGAAACAGTTGCAGGTTCACCAAGTGAAGACTTCTACGATGAAGTAGAAGCAGACGTTCATGCAGATGAATCAGGTGTTAACGAAGAAGAAGACGAAATCGAAGACGAAATGGAACCAGAAATGGAAATTGATGGTGAAGAAGAGTCTGAAGAAGAAGTCGAAGACAGAGTTGACGATTTAGAAGCACAACTAGATGAACTAAAAGCAGAATTCGAAAAGTTAATGTCAGATGACGAAGGCGAAGAAGAAATTGAAGATGCTGAGGACGAATTAGCAGACGATATGGAAATGGAATCTTTTGAAGAAGAAATTGACTTAGATGAAGAAGTTGAAGAAGAACTAGAAGAAGCAACTAACTTCAGTAAAAATCAATCTGCTAAAAATGACTCAAGTGCAGACCACGATGCATCACCTAAGTTTCCAAAGAAAGAAAATTTCGGAACAGACGAAAAAGAACTTTTTGGTAAAGACGGTGCAGAAGGTAAAAAAGGTGATTCAGCCAAAGACAATCCAGTAAGCGATAACATTGGCGAAAAACCAGCATCTGTTTCCCCAGCAAAAGTAAATGCTGAGAAATCAGAGAGTCCTATAGCAGGAAAAGTTAAGTAATTAAGGAGACATAATGTCAAGACAGTTATTCGAGTATTATAGTCCAGATAAAGCAAATATTGTAGTTGAATCATCTAATGATGGTAAAATTATGCATATGAGCGGACTGTTTATACAAGGCGAAGTCAAAAACCAGAATGGAAGAGTATATCCCAAAGAAGAAATACAGACGGCTGTAGAATCAATTGGTGGTAGAATTAAATCTGGTGAAACTGTTCTTGGTGAATTAGATCATCCAACAGAATTACAAATAAATTTAGATAGAGTTAGCCACATGATAACAGACATGCGGGTCGACGGAGCAGATGGATTCGGTAAACTTAAAATATTGGATACTCCAATGGGTAAGATTGCCGAAGCATTACTTAAAGGTGGCGCCAAATTAGGCGTTAGTAGTCGAGGCAGTGGCAACGTAAATGAAAGCGGTAGGGTAAGCGATTTTGATATAGTAACTGTTGACATCGTAGCACAACCAAGTGCCCCAGATGCCTACCCTAAAGCCATTTATGAAAGTTTATTTAATATGAGAGGCGGCGCTCAGATATTTGAAGCCGCTAGAGAAATAAAACAAAGTGACAGAAACGCACAAAAACACCTATCGCGTATGATTGAAAATTTCATACGTGAATTGGAACTCAAATAGGAGAAAGCACATGGCGGATACATTCGTAGAACTTCTTGAAAATGGTGACTTGTCTGAAGAGACAAGAATCAATATACAAGAAGCATGGGAAACACGCCTTGCTGAAGCAAGAGACGAAATTACTGCTGAATTGAGAGAAGAATTTGCACAGAGATTCGAACATGACAAAAGTCAAGTTGTAGAAGCAATGGACAAGTTTATTACTCAAAATTTAGAAGAAGAATTGAAAGAACTTGCAGAAGATAAGAAGGCAACTATTGCTGAAAGAGTTAATTATAAAAAAGCAGTTGGTTCACATACCGAACTGTTAAATAAATTCGTTTCAGAAACATTAGCCAACGAAATCAAGGAATTAAAAGAAGATAGAAATGCACAAAGTGATAACTTTGCTAAACTTGAAAACTTTGTACTTGAAGCAGTTGCTGATGAAATTCGTGAGTTCCACTCAGATAAGCGAGAACTAGCAGAGAAAAAAGTTCAGTTAGTTCGCGAAGGAAGAGAGCAACTTGCGGATGCTAAAAAACAATTTATTAGAAGAGCCGCAGAAAAAGTTGAATCAACTATTTCATCTGCTTTAAAAAGCGAAGTATCGCAATTTAAAGAAGATATTACTAAGGCTCGAGAAAATGAATTTGGCAGAAGAATATTTGAAGCAATGGCTGGTGAGTATGCTACTTCGTATTTAAATGAAAATACAGAAGTCAGAAAACTTAAATCTAAGATTACTGGATTAAAATCTAAAATCTCAGAAGCACAGGCTAAAGCAGAAAATAGTTCAGAGCAAAAGAAATTAGTTGAATCTAAATTGCGTATAGCAGAAGATAGATACAACAGAAACAATGTTATTAGTGACTTAATTGCACCTTTAAGTAGTAGCAAAAAAGAATTAATGACAGAACTTCTAGAATCAGTAAAAACAGAGAAACTTGAAGAATCATTTAACAAGTACCTTCCAAGTGTTATGAACGAAGAAGGTTCTGTAAGAACTAAGAAAGAAGTTATTAATGAATCAGTGAAGACAGAACACACTGGTAATAGATCGTTGGACGGACAAACCGGCTCCACCAATGAAGTTGACGTAGTCGAACTTGACGAAATCAGAAAACTAGCCGGACTTAAATATTAGGAGATTATAATGGCAGAAGCATTATTTGAATCAAATTGGTCCGCAACCAAGGACGCTCTTCTTGAGGGTTTACAGGGATCTAAAAAGTCTACAATGGACGTAATTTTAGAAAACGCAAAAACTCAATTACAAGAATCAGCGACAGCAGGGTCAACAATGGCAGGAAACGTTGCATCACTTAACAAAGTTATGCTACCATTGATTAGAAGGGTTATGCCTTCTTTGATCGCCAACGAATTACTTGGTGTGCAACCAATGAGTGGACCAGTAGGACAAATCCACACATTAAGGGTAAGATACGCAGAGTCTAAAGACTCAGTAACAGCAGGACAAGAGGCTTTAAGTCCTTTCGCATTAGCAACAGCATATTCAGGAACACCTGATGCAACTGCGGCAAGTGAAGGAACAGCGGGTAGCAAAATGTCTATTCAAATCCTCAAGCAAACAGTCGAAGCAAAAACAAGACGTCTATCAGCAAGATGGACTTTTGAAAGTGCTCAAGACGCCAACGCAATGCACGGTGTAGATGTTGAAGCAGAAATTATGCAGGCATTAGCACAAGAAATTGCAGTTGAAATCGACCAAGAGATGTTAGCAAAATTAAGAGCACTTGCTCCTACAGTTGACACTTTAGACTTCAACTCAGGAATCACAGGTACTCAAACATATATCGGTGAAAGACACGCAATCTTGGCAATTCTTATCAACAGAGTTGCAAACTTGATTGCCGCTAGAACAAGAAGAGGCGCAGGTAACTATGTTGTTGTAAGTCCACAGGCTTTAACAATACTACAATCTGCAACAACTTCAACATTTGTTAGAAGTACAGAAGGTCCTTTTGATGCTCCTACAAACTCTAAGTTTGTTGGTACATTAAACGGTACTGTTAAAGTATTTGTTGACAACTATGCGGCTGATGGAACAGCAGTACTAGTAGGATATAAAGGTTCATCTGAAACAGATGCTCCAGCATTCTACTGTCCTTACATTCCATTAATGAGCACAGGACCAGTAATGGATCCAAGCACATTTGAACCAGTAGTGTCATTTATGACAAGATACGGTTACTTAGAACTTACTAACACAGCAAGTTCATTGGGTAACGCGGCTGACTACTTAGGTGAAATTGGACTTTCAAACGTCTCATTCAAGTAAGTATTAGTTTTACTTAAACGAATTAAGCACCTTCTTCGGAAGGTGCTTTTTTTTGTATCCTAAAAAAATGCCATAATCTGATAAATATGTTAAAGCAATGTTGCAATTGGAGTAATTAATGGCAGACAAAAAAGGTATATTTAGATCACCGGGTAATATAATATTTAATGCCCAATCAATCAGTGAAAGAGCAGATCAACTCAGAGTTGCAGATGACAGCATAATTGTCAACTATGATAGAACTGGTGCAACAGCAACCTTACAATTAAGTCAAACAACTGCAAATGCAACAATAACTTGGGACGGTACTGCATTAACAACGTCAGCACCTATCACAGGAGTATTAAATGTTGTAGATGCTGGTGGCGACGGAAGTGTTGCATACTCTGGTAATACATTAACATACACCGGTCCAAGTGCCGCAGAAGTACAAGCACATTTTTCAGCAAGTACAGGCTTAACATATAGTGCTGGCGTATACAACATTACAAATACAGCGGTAACAGCCGCAAGTTATGGTAGTGCTACAGCAATACCAACATTCACTGTAAATGCACAAGGACAATTAACAGCGGCCGCTGATGTAAACATAGCAATACCGGCCTCTCAGATAACAGATTTTTCAGAAGCAGTCGACGATAGAGCAAATGCATTAATAGTTGCAGGCACAGGCATAACAAGAGTTTATGACGATGTTGCTAACACACTTGTTATTAATTTAGATAATACAGCAGTTACTCCTAATACATACGGAAGTGCAACAGGTGTAGGCACATTCACAGTTGATGCACAGGGCAGAATAACAAGTGCATCAACAACAGCAATAGCAATACCTAAATCACAACTAACAAACTTTGACACGGAAGTAAGAGCATTGTTTGACGGCACACCAGGTGAAATAACTTATAATAGCAGTAATGGTGCATTTAGTTTACCTTCACAAATTACTCAAGCAACAGATTTTAGTACTGAATTAACAGCACCAACTTTAGTAAGTGCAGATAACAGTACAAAAGTAGCCACAACAGCATACGTTACTAATTTTGCACCAGGTACACTAGTAAGTGTAACAGGTGGTACAGGTATAACAACCTCGCCAGATCCTATTACAAGTTCAGGTACAGTAAGTATTACTAATACTGGTGTAACAGCGGCAAGTTATGGTAGTGCTACAGCAATACCGACTTATACTGTGAACGCACAAGGACAATTAACAACGGCGGCAGATGTAAGCATAGCAATACCAAGTTCACAAATTACAGATTTTAATAGTGCAGTTGGCACAAGAATAGATGCAGAATTAACTGGCGGTGATGGTATTGACTACACCGCAGGTGATATTGCTGTTGACACCACAGTTGTTAGAACTGCCGGCATTCAAACTATAGGTGGCACAAAAACATTTACAGGTACTGTGGATTTAACAGGTACCGCAAGTACAACTGCAAGTACACAGGCAAATGCAGATAACAGCACAAAAGTAGCCACAACAGCCTATGTTAAAAATGCTATTTCAAACTTACAAGGTGGTGCACCAGCAACACTAGATACATTAAATGAAATTGCAACAGCATTAGGTAACGATGCCGCACTTAATACAACATTAACAAATTCAATTGCCACAAAGGTACCACTGACAAGAACTATCACAACAGGCGATGGTTTAACTGGTGCAGAAGCAGGTAGCGATGATTTAACTTCTAATAGAGTGTTCAGCATAGATCTAGTAGGTGGAGTTGCTGGCGGACTCGAATTTAATTCAGGACAGTTACAAGTAAACTCAGACGTATTAAGAAAAACAGGCACAGGACAAACAATTACTCAACAATTGACATTTGATGCCAGTGTAGGTCCTATAATACAATCAGGTATTAATGGTATTTTACACATTGGTGACACTGACTATGAAGAAAATAGAATTTTATTTGATAGTGCTGGTGGTATATTCTTTGATGTAAATGCTAGTTCGCCTTCATACACAAATCATATTATATCATCAGGATCAAGCAATGATAATATAACTATGCAGGCAGAAAAATATTTAATTTTTGACACTAGTCAAGACGGTAATTTAGAAGCAGGCGGATTTCTGATACGATCAGGCTCTAATAATAATGTATTAATGACATCGACAACAAACGGTGGTGTAGGTGTTAATCATTTATTATTAAAAGACATTACTAATGCAAATCAATATACCGATGGTGCTAGAGATGATGCACTAACAAGTACAAATGTATTTGGTGATGGCGAAACACCTGATAGTGTAATTTACGCAGAAAATAGCGAAGTGTTTGTCAAAATAGCCGGCAGTTCATACAAAATAGCACCTAACACTGGATTTTTAGGAGTACCAAGAACATCTACAAGTGCTACATCAGGAGAAGCAGTATTCCGCGGGGCATCTAATGGCGGCGCAAATTACGACTTTGCTACAATAAATGCTGGACCAGGTATTAGTGTAGGCATAGCAAATGATATTATCACTGTTGAAAATTCAGATCGAGGTAGCAGTCAGAATATTATCAAAACAATAAATGCAGATTCTACATCTTATACAGCAACCACAAACACAGATACCTTTACAATAGCAGGCGGTACTAACATAACAACTTCTATCACTGGAACTCAACTAACAATTGACGCACCAAGTGATGCAACAACTAGAGCATTAATCAGTGCTAGTGCGCCAATATCGTATAATAACGGCACAGGTGTTATTAGTTGGAGCGGCGACACTGATGACGTATCAGAAGGTTCAACAAATTTATATTACACAGATGCAAGAGCCAGAGCGGCTATCAGTGTAAGTGGCGATTTAAGTTATAATAGTTCAACAGGTGAAATCAGTTTCACAAACGATGCAGGCGACATTGAGAGCGTAGGTGCTGGAAACGGTTTAACAGGTGGTGGTACAAGTGGTGCTGTTACATTAAACGTTGGTAGCGGTGACGGTATTACAGTAAATGCAGACGATATTGCAGTAGACAGCACAGTTGTTAGAACTAGTGGGTCACAAACAGTTGGCGGTGCTAAAACATTTAGTGCAAGTGCAACATTTAATAACAGTATTGTAGGCCCTGGTTCAACAGTATTATTTGATGCAAGTGGTAAATTACAAGCAGGTGCATTAAGTACTAGAAGCACATCAGATTTAAGTGAAGGTACAAATTTATATTACACCAATGCCAGAGTAGATACTCATCTTAACACTGGTTCAGCAAACTCATCTGAAGTATTGAGTTGGAACGGTTCAGACTATGATTGGGTACCAGCAGACAGCGGCCCAACTGGACCACAAGGACAGAAAGGCGATCAAGGACAAAAAGGCGATCAAGGAGCAACAGGCCCACAAGGAGCAACAGGCCCACAAGGAGCAACAGGCCCACAAGGACAAAAAGGTGATGTTGGACCACAAGGAACACAAGGAGCCACAGGCCCAACTGGTGCTACTGGAGATAAAGGACAAAAAGGTGAACTTGGACCACAAGGAACACAAGGTATTCAGGGTACGCAAGGTGCTACTGGAGATAAAGGACAAAAAGGTGATGTTGGACCACAAGGAACACAAGGAACACAGGGTGCTACCGGTCCTCAAGGTGCAACTGGAGCCACAGGCCCAACTGGAGCCACAGGACCACAAGGAGCAACTGGACCTCAAGGTGCTACTGGCCCAACAGGTGCAAAAGGACAGAAAGGTGAAGTAGGTGCTCAAGGTTTACAAGGTGCTCAAGGTGCCCAAGGTCCACAAGGCGATAAAGGACAAAAAGGTGCAACTGGTGGTACAGGACCACAGGGTGCAACTGGACCAACAGGACCATCGGGTAATCCATTCCCAGGTGGTACATTCAGTGGTGACATAACCACAAGAAACATTATAGCAACAGGACCAAGTGGTACATATAATATCGGTTCAAGTAGTGTTAAATTTGGTACAATGTACGCAAACACATTTAGTGGTACAGCAACCTCGGCTCAATATGCTGACTTGGCAGAAAACTATAAAGCAGATGCTAGTTATGAACCAGGTACAGTTG